GGTATATTAACGTTTATGTCATATAAAACATGCAGAATTACACTAAGTCCGAAAAATAGGGTTAATAAGCGTTTACAACAGTATTAAAAAAAAAATGGATTAGCTAAAGTCTGAGACCTTAACCCATTCACCGTTCCAAGGCTTATCATTTAGATAAGGTTGGTACTGTTTGACATGTACACCGACACCCCTTAAAGCGTTTAGTCGTTCTCTGGTGGTTGGTGTGTTCCAACCTGCAAGAGTAACGAACAAATCACCCTCGACAAATTTGGCTATAGCATTTCCATGCAATGACAAAACCCCATCCATTACAGATGTATTTGACTTTGTCATATTTCGACCATTTTCGAAAGCGTTTGCAGCTTCTTGTGATATCTTACGATTTCCAGCCATATCATATATTAGATGAAGTTGTATTAAAGGCTTACTGGTCAATAAGGGTACTTAAGCGTTTCTAACGACATTAAAAAAAAGAGTTTATGCAGTCATACACTTTTCAGCGTAATTGTCTGCAAGGATCCCAGCACCTCTACAAAAATCAACGAATGCTTTTTGTAAGTCTGAGGACTCTGGATCATAGATTGCTAGTTTCTGGACTTTATGTCCAAGTTCTAGAACCATTTGAAACATCTCACCATCTATTAGATTGGCATAGTTTGTAGGCATTAATTATATGATATCATTTGTAGTATTAAACTGTTACTGGCTTCTTAACCTTGAAGCTAACGCTTATTAACCCATTTAGGGTACTTAAGCGTTATGTATACCATAAAAAAAAGTTAGTCGTCTTCGACTAGTATTGCTGCATCTATTTGCTCGTTTATGTCATCGACAATCTCTTCAACATCATCAACATATATACCAAAAACATTTGGTAAATGCTCGGTCAATATATCAACGAATAGATGTCTCATAGCCTTTAATTCATCGGTGGAACATTCCTTACCAATGTTAAAGTCACCATGCTCGGATTCTTGTAGTCTGTTCATTGCTTCAGATAATGCACCAGCAGTATTCTGAAACTGACAGTAACTCATGTTATATCCCATACTTTACACATCACAAACTTGTATAAAAGGCTTACTGGCAAACACATAGCCAGTAACTCTTTAATAGTATAATGTGTTATAAAATATATGTCAAAAGAATTCGTTAACAATAAAGAAATGTGTATAGTTTGTTTCAAGAGACCTGAAAAGGAATTCATATTAATCAAACATCATATAAAATACAACCCTGAAAGGATCGCATTCGTACATTATAAATGTCATCAAGAAATACATGATGGAAAACACCCACATCTTATACAATATAAAAGAAAAGATGCAATAGAATTCTACAAGTCTAAAAAATAATAATGCACAATAACGCTAATATACCCATAAAGGGTACTTAAACGTTTACACATCCCCAAATAAAAAACGAATGGCTAATTATAATCCAAGTTCATTGGATCATGATTAGCACCATATCTCTGAATTAACTCAGCCTCTGTTGGCTGGGTGTAATCCAGTTGTACCAGTGGTTCTGCAACAACTAAGCCATGTTTAATGGCAAAGTCACCACGAACACCGAAATAATTGGTATACCAACCAACCTTTCGGACTTCTGGCACCTTACTCAAACTGGCATCTTCAGCAATTGCCTCTAAAGAGACATTGTGAACAATACCACGGTCTTCGTAAGTCATATACATATTATCATATACTACTACTTAAGCGTTGATGGCTAACAAAATATGCGAAAATTCACTAAGTCCGTAAATTAGGGTTAATAAGCGTTCTAAACAACCACAAAAAAATTTAGTGAAGTTGCTCAAACAACTTCTTGTATTCTTCAAAGGCACTTTTGTCAATGCAATAGTACATGTCTCTTTTAGCAACTATGAATTCAGTCATTATTGAGTGAATCTCATTTGCCCAAAGTTTCTTTGACCATTTGTCTTTATGACCATCAGAGTAAAAGTCAATTGGTTTACCAATCTTAATTACTGCATCAGCCCATTTTTCAGTGTCTCTGAATCTGTAATAGAAGTGAGCCATTTCATGAACTACAATTTCATGTATTGCTTGTTTGATTTGTACTGGTGAGTGTTGAGCCATTACCATTTCCATGACATGTGCTAAATTGATTTGTAGCACACCCTTCATGTGGTTTCTGGTATAACTTGCACGTCCAGACCAATCAGCCTGTTTGTAGTTGTATCCTCTGATTTCAGAAATGAAACGTCTTGAGTTCATTTCACCTAACCATGGGCATTCTTCTACTACTCTATTTACTGAAGACTTTATGATTTTAGCAATGGTTGTCATTCCGTTTTCGTAGGCTTCATTTTTGAAGTTACCACAATCATCTTTCATGTAACCAAAGCCATTTATCCAAATGCCTTCAAGTCTAAATCGCTCTACCATAATTAACACATCATACAATAGTATTAAAGCGTTACTGGCAACAAAAAGCAATGTAAAATGTTCTCAACGTTAATATACCCATTGAGGGTTAATAAGCGTTATCATGGCAATAAAGAAAAGGAAGAGGTTATGCTTTAACCTCAGTCATGCCCAATCTTTTAAGGGCTTTACCAATCTTCTCATCCATGTAGCCTCTGTCGCCACCGTGTTGATGAGTCATGCATTCTTTAATGGCACAAGCCAAAAAGTATGCTGCATCAACCCAAGGGGTCATAACATGACCTTTTGGTGGATCTGCACAGTCGCCTAAGATACCATCGATGACTGCTTGGTATTTGTCATCCATGTTAGTATGTGTTGTTGACATAATTAAACCATACACACATAGTACTTAAGCGTTGATGGCTAACCAAATGATTACACCTAACCAGCAAGACTTATATACCCCCAAAACAATTCCACAGTGTAGAGAAACTCAGAACTACGTTCTAGGTGCTCATGGAGAATTTATCAATTTTGAAAAAAATCATATATACAAAAAGGGGAAAAAATAGATACAAACTAGATTCAAAGAAAAAATCACTAGCAGAAACAGGCTTTGATGTAGGTGTGGGTCTACTGATATCAACGGTGCTTAATTTCACAATACTACCATACTACGTCGAGGGGATCGCTAATAGCGATATATTAACCATGTTACAGATATCTTTATGGTATACAACAGTATCCCTAATAAGAAGATTTACCTTCAGACGTATATTCGAAAACCTTAGGAACGTGAAGATTCGTATTCGTTTATAAGTCTTTGAAAGATCTTAATCCTATATAAATTCTGGGGACTGTTGTTTTCAATTTTTGCTACAATACGTTTCCAATCAGTGTAATGTTGTTTCCAAGTCTTATCATCTGAATACATCATTCTTGGTCTTCAATCTCCTTCACTGGTTCTACAACCATTGACTCATTATTTATCCCATTAGATACCATAGTACCTTGTATTCTGAATATACACCTTATAAGACCTCGCTTTGTATGGTCACCGAATGGCTCTGTACACGCCACACAAATGATTTTCTCTAGTTGTTTATTACCAATCAATCTATATCATCCTCACATATGTTGCAAGTTCTGCAATAGAACTTGTACTCTTTAAAATAAAAATTAGGGTGTTGGCAATCAGTCATCTAGATTACCCCACTTTTTACCTTCATCCTTATCCTTCTCATCATGCTCTTCCTTTACGTGTTTCAAGACTTGCTCAAAATTTTCAAAGTCTTTCCTATCACAATAAATGCAATGAGTTATATCATCATACGCTACGGTCAATTACATTAGAACTGTACTCATCGAGTTTATAAGTGTTTTCGTCTTTCTTTTTGAACACTTTTGGTGTCAAATCAGCGTAAACTGCTATAAGACATAATGCTATTCCCACTGGCAGTAAGAACCCTGTTGCAATACAGAATATACCTGCTGCAAGTAACCAGATGTTCATTATAACCGTCCCAGATCATTCTTTATAATGAATAGTTCATTCATCACTTTGGTTAGATCTCTCATGGTTAGGCTCAGTTTCTTTTCGATGTCTTCTTGCTTTTGCGTTAACTCTTTACTATGTTGCTTATCCATACATAGGATAGAACCCACTGATATATAAGCCTTACTGGCTAAACCAACTCAATTTAAAAAATTCGCCCTTCGGGCTCATAGAGCCTTACTCTTTTTCTGGATGTTCAAGTCGGACTTCTTTCATTTTGTCCTCGGCTAGAAATGTAAGTTTCCAGAATGTACGTTTATGCTCCAGAGGTAATTCGTCTAAACCTTTACGTCCAAACATACCTTCAAACCAAGTAAGTATATGGTTATAATCATCTGGCTCTAGTTCGACCATAGTTTGTTTAAATAGGGTTAATTAATAAACATTATGTAGCTGGCTCGCAACACCAGTCTATACGTTGGGAGGGTAACGTATGTGCATGCTCACACTACTACGTTATAAGAAACTTTATATTAATAGATATATTTTACTACTTATGGCAAAAGATAAAGTGCACACACATGAAGAAACTGGTGTAACACATGCTCATGAAGGTGGAAATAAACCACACGACCATAATGAAGCAGAATATGAAATTGCAGAAAAAACTGGTTGTATATGTGTAGATTCTAGATTACTAGATTGCCCAGAACATGGTAACAAGAACTAAACAAAAACGTTACAATTACTAGACAAAGTTTATAAACTACCCACGATGAATTAATATATGGGTATTAGAGATACTTTAAACTCATTTGCTAGTAAATTCACTAATAAATCCTATACTGAGACTACTACAAGACCTTCAATAGCAACACCATATATGAGTACCGATACAGGTGCTAAACTACCAATTTTTCCATTTCCTCTTATAATGATATACGAGTTAGCAGATAATATAGATGCACTCAGAATACCTATTGAAACTTTAAACAGAGAGATGTTTAAGAATGGTTTTGAGGTTGTAGAAAAATGGAAGTTTAAATGTGATAATTGTGGTAAAGAATTCCAATATCAACCATTAAAAGGTGATCATAGAGATGAACAACCATTTGAGCAAAACTCTGACAATGAGTCAAACACAATACCAAGAAGTGATGCAAAGAAAGCAATAGCACATGAATTGAATGATTCAACAGAGATGGAGTGTGATACATGTGGTAGTAATAAATTAAGAAGACCAAAACCAGAAAACAGAAAAAAACTTGAAGATATGTTAGAGAGTCCAGTTAATGGTAACGAACAGACTTTAGAAGACTTGACAAGACAGTTAGAAAGAGATTTAGAGATAGCAGATAATGCATATTGTTTAGTACTTAAGAATTATAAGATTGATGACAGAACTGGTAAGATTGACCACAATGCATCAGAAGTGAAAGAACTTCTTAGAATAGACCCTCCTCAAGTAGCACTTATTGCTGACTCTGATGGTAGAATAGGTTATGATGATAAGAGAAATCAAATTTTTGTATGTCCAAGATTTGAACACCGTGATAAAAGATTAACAACCCCTAAATGTGACAGATGTGGTGCTGAAGCATTAAAAGCAGTATTAGAGGTAAACTCTGTATACTCTATAGGTATACCACAACCAAAACGTGTAGTTTATGGTGAAGGTGAAGTTATTTGGAAAGCAGGTAAGTATAAACCATCATTGTTATATGGATACAGTCCAATTTACTCTATTTGGTCAAAGGCTATGTCTTTATCCCATATGGATGAGTATATTAGAAAATACTTTGATAAGATGAGACCTCCTAGAGGTATGTTAGTTATTGCATCTCGTAACTATGAAACATTCAGAAAATCATGGGATGTCTTAGAACAAAAAGCAACCGAAGACCCATACATGATACACCCATTATTAGTAGAATCTGATAAAGGTGGTAAAAATATGGCACAATGGATTGACTTTACAGGTTCATTAAAAGAATTAGAATTTACAGAGATAAGAAGAGAAATAAGAATGATTATAGGTGCAGTATTTGGTGTATTACCTTTATACTTTGGTGAACTACCATCTGGATGGTCACAAGAAGGTTTACAAGTTACAATTACAAACAGAGCAATTAAATGGGGTCAAGATATTCTATATCAAGCATTCCTTAGAAAGTTTGCACATCTATTAGACGTAGATGACTGGCAATTAAGATTGAAAGGTGGAGAAGAGAATGATAAATTAAGAGACTTACAGATACAAGGTGTTGAAATACAAAACATGGCTGCTATGCAAGCAATGGGATTTGAAGTTACAAAAACACATACTGGAGAATTTAAGGTTTCTAAAAACCCAATTATTAATCCAACAATGATGATGTTGGAAGACAACAGTGGTGATGAAAAACCAAACACATCTGGTTCTAAAGGACGTGGTAGAGGAACTGCTGCACCAAAAGAAGACCAACAAGAAGTTGACGGTAAACCAAAGAAACAAAGACCATCTGATAAAGGTGGTGTAGGTCAAGGTTCACCATCTAGTGGTAAAGGTACATCACAATCAAATAAATCAGATATTCAAGCATTCTTAGAACCAAAGAAATTCCCAGATGGAATAAACCCAGCAAACTTTGAAATAGTTAAATCAACATTACAAAGTGCAATAGATTTTGATTGGACAAAGAAGAAGGCTGTAGAAGAGTTGAGAACTAAAGGAAATATGACTGTTAGACAGGCAAGAGAAATAGTTAAACAAGAATTAGCAGACACTAAGAGATGGGAGGAAGAGGACTTTTAATCTTTATATATAGGTTAAAGTGATTTATGATATGGCATTCGGAAAAAAGAAAAAACCAACAACTGATGATGCAAAGAAGACTAAACTACCTTCTGGATCAAAAGTAAGATCCACACAAGAAACTGCTGACGCTGCAATGAAAAAAGCAGTAGAGAAGATTAATAGAACAGAAGAGTTTAAGAAAAAAACTGTTACTGTTTATAGTGCAGATTTCTCTACAATAGATGACACTGTAGAGGATATTAAGAAAGAGATAAGAAAACAAGGTGTAAGTGACTATGCATGTAAAGGTATTTACATAATATTACAAGATGCATTAAAGAAGATTAAATTATCACAGAATTAGACTTGGCAACAAAATTAAATGTAGACACAGGTGGAGAATACGTAGGTAAAAAACTATGGGAAAAACATCAGGCTGATGAATTCACACACGTTAACCATTATAAAGAAGCAGTTTGTATAAATTGTTTTAAAAAAGATGCAGCAGCAGCAACAATTGTAACAATTTGTGGTGATTGTGCTGGAAAAAGAGGAAGAGAACCACTCTTAGCAAAAGTTTCAGATAAACCTTATGGTCTTTGTTATTTTTGTGGTGAGCATAAATGGCATATTGAAGAGATTAATGCAAGGTTTTGTCATAAATGTCATAGAAAAATAGCAGATGTTACCAAAGACTATAATAAAAAAGGTGGTCTATATGCAAATCCATTTTGGTCAAGGATGAGAAAGAAGCATGGTAAAGATTGGATGCATATTATGAACTCTAACCTTGGAAACAAACGTTGATTTGTAACGACGGTTTATGGTATTGGTTCACTAATTGGTTTTTTAATAGTTGTATCACTACTTAATATAACAAAATCTATTCTATTTGCTTTTAAATTGAAGAATTTGTAAGCCCAGTCTATTTTTACCGTTTTTTTAGGTTTATTACCCCAGAATCTACCTGCTTTGAAGAATATTGGTGCTTTTCTGAAACGTTTTTTGAAGAATTGTAGGTTTTCAGTCTTTGGATCGAATGTAACGTCATCATATTCAACTAATTTTTCATTACCAGTGTTATATTTATCTATATTATTAGTTTGAAAGCAACTAATTGATCTAGAAACATCTGGTCTGTCGAAAAATCTCTTACAATCCAATACAACTCTTAATTTATCATCTTCTGTTACCCATATATCCATTAAACTCAATGATGTTTCATTAACATCAAGTTTATTTGATACCATATGACCAGTTCTTCTGATATATTCATCCAAAGAGTCATAAACATGTACTGATATACCCATGTTATATAATCAGTCATCTTTATTAATAAAGGTTTTGAATCCAGAACATGGAAGGAAGTAAAGAATGTGAATGTGGGTCTACACAGTATGGTTATTATGCAGATGCTGCAATAGTCTACATATGTTACAAATGTGGAAAATTTGATATTGATGGTTTTTCAAAGAAAATTCAAGATTATTTTGCTGAGGAGCCAAAACTTATACTTCAATTAATTCAAGATGGATTTTTACACCCATTAGATAACTCAATACCTGAGTATGATGTATAAACAGTGTTCTTTAAATATACCAAAGATAAATTAAATTATGCTTGAAATATTAGATACACTATTCACAGAAATAGTTATAGCAATCGCTCTTGGAAGTGGTGGAACATTAATAGCATATTTTAGGAAAATATCATCCACACAAAAGGATCTATGCTTAAGGGTCACTCAACTCCAAAAAGCCCTCATTATTTTAGCAACAGCCTTAGATAGACAATCCAATAGACTTCATGAGGAAGCAAACTCAGATTTAGAGGATTTGGTAGGCAAGGTATTAGATAAGAATTAAACAAAGTTTATATAATCCCTAAGAATAGCTGTTTTTATGGTAGATCCAGTATTAATAACTGTTGGAGCAGCAGTAATTGGTGCAGGTTTAAACACACTACGAGGATACCTACACAGAACAGATGAATCTTTCTCTGCAAGGAAATTCGCAGGTGCTTTAATCATATCAACCTTCGCAGCAATTGCAATAGGTCAAACTATCGCAACTGAAGGCATTGGTGATATTGGTTTAGCCTTAATTGGTTTGACCACTGGTTTCGCAGCTGATTTCGCAGTTACAAAAGCAAAGAAAGACTAAAATGGCTATGTTTTGGGTGTATGACCCAACCATTTTACCTTTTTTAAACTTTAAATATACGCTTGATATATAAAATATAATGGAGAAAGTAGGTACATTATTGACAAAATCAATGACCATCCTAGATGCAACCAATGAAAATAGATTTTTTGAAGGTTATTTAACGGTTGAAATGAAAGATAAACAGGGTGAGATTACAATAGTAGATGAACTATACAAGGTATTACCATTATGGATGGATAGAGGAGCACCTATCACAGACACTCATTCTAATAGAGTTGTAGGAAAAGGAATTAATTTTATGAAAACAGAATTCGAGTCTGAAGGAGTAACATATCCAGCAATTAAGATTACTGGTAAAATACATAAGAATTACGAATTAGATACAGATATTTGGGAAAAGATAAAATCTGGTGAATATAGAGGTTTATCATTTGGTGGAGCAACCAAAGCAGATAGAACACCTAAAGTAATGAAAGATGGAGATGTAGCATATGCATTGACAGATTTAGAACATTATGAGGTAGCAGTCTGTAAAGATCCAGCAGTACCATTAGCATTAATTACAGATCATAATCCATTGGCAAAAGCAATGGTTCCATCAGTTCCTAGAGGTGATGGAAAAGAAATTATCAAATGTACTAATTTTGGATGTTATGTTGAAAAAGGTGAAGATTGGTCAAACGCAGATATTACCCCAGCAACAGCAACAAACACTGTATCACAGAGTACACAAACAGCAAAACCAGTTAAAATAGACAGTAAAGTAGGAGATACAAATGAGTTAGATGGTGGTATGAAGGTAAAACCAACACCATTAGAAGGTGGAATACAGAAAGAATCACCAGCAACAAGTGGAACAGGTGGTGGTTTAAGAGCATTAATGAATACTAGTCAACAAGGTAGTGGAGAAACTTCACTAATAACTACAGAAACAGAGGGTGTTAACAACCCACTAAATAGTGACAAAAAGGTCAAAAAATATTCAGATGAGGCTGTACACAAAGTTGCAGGTGCTATCTTAGCTGGAGCAGCAAGACTTGGAGCTGGTATAGCAGAAGGTGTAGCAAATGAAATAGATGATACAGATGATGAAATAGAAAAAACTATGACATATAGAAATACGCCTGCTAATGTGGAAATGAAATATCCAGAAGAGGGTGAAGAGGTTT